GACCCACCTGGATGAACGGACGGGTGAAATTATCGAGATATGCATACTGACATCACATGACTGGGGTAAAACCATTCATGACATGATACATACGAAGGTCAAACCAGTACATATCAATACTGCCCATCCTACTTCACTGGTTGTCAATGGATACAATGATGCAGACTGGTCTGATGCACCACTGTGGACTGACATCGTTGCAGAGGTATCACAACGACTGTCGACAGGTATCATCTGTGCACACAATGCCATATTTGAACAAAAATGGTTGTCGTATCACTGTCACAACGTCCTGACATATCGGTTTATGTGTACACAGACACTTGCATACACATTTTTGCCTTTACGTTCTGCATCTATGTCTGTCATTCGACAGTATTTTGACTGGTCAGAGGATGATGCACACACTGCATATGTCGATGCATATGATTGTTATAGATTTTTTGTCATTTGTATGACGGACGTTTTGCCTTCTGTGCCTGACTGACTTTGATTGCAACCAGCTGCCTGAAGGCATCACGTTTTCTACGATGCACTTTTGATGCAGATGCATGTGCCTTGTATCCTCCAGGAACTCTAACAACAGGCATCATACAATCCTTGTGAATGAGGCTTTTATTTCATCAACGACCTTTGATATGATGTCTAACTTTTGTTCAAGTAGACTGACTTTTTTGTCGAGGTCGTTTATTTCCTTGACTAGGGTCTGCCTCATGACATCCTCTTTGTCTTGCATATCTGATATGACTTTGTCATACCTGGCACGCACGTCAATCATTTGTGCCTCGTACCTTTTTTCACGGTCGTCTGATCTTTTCTGTTGTTCTTTGTACTGCCACAGTAAAAACATCGCAAATGCAACATTCGGTGCACCGTTTGCCAACAGACTAAATAATTCCTGTTCCATCTCGAACCTCTAGAGTTTTTTCAACAATGGTTCAATCTTCGAAGGCAAATCTAACAGATGTTCAATGATAATTTCCTGACGTTCGTCACGTGTGATTTTATCACCACCATCACTATCATCCTCTTTTGCCTCTATGATGTCGTCGACTATGTCCCAGATGATGGGTTGTATTGCCTTCAAAATCTGTGCAACGAGTTTCATTTTGTTCCAGTCTAGTGCCATGTGTACCTCACATTGATTTTAAGTAGTTTGTGATACCTTCTGCCAGGGCCACTCCTACACGTCGAATACCTTCAGGTGTCGTCAATGGTTCGTGGTCTTTGCAGTCGATGAATAACGGTTCAAAACAGATGGCAACAGGCCGTGCCACTCCTTTGATTGTATAGTATGCGTTTTTTGTCCAGTCATCTGGTCGACATTCGATACGTTTTACTGTACGAAGTTCAGGACACAGATTTGCCAGTGATAAGTCAATCAAATGTGCAAGTTTTGACCCGGATGTCGAACGATAGTCATAGAACGATGCACCATAGTCACCACCACCTGCATTGACATGACAGGCAATGTACACACATTTACCATCTGCATATTCATTGACACGTGCATGTCGTTCTGAATAGTGGCCATCAGTCAAAACAATGACATCAATACCGTGCATCATCAAATGGTTCTCTGCATGAAAAATGTACTGTGATGTCAGATATGTCTCTGTCATCTCTGCATTCTTTGCGCCTTCATCATTCCATCGACCTGGTTTGCCTCGATGTTGTCTGTCAAGAAATACCTGCATTCTGTCCTCTGTGGTCTTTATATTGTACTACGTATTCACCATCTGTCACTGTCTATGACAGGCAATGTCATTCGAATAACAGTGTGAATACCCAGTATCCATCACTCCAATATTTAGTAATCACCATCATTTTACGACTTGATAGATGTACACGGGGTATCGACACATCAATGACGTTACCCACCTGCAACCATCCCAGTTCACTGGGTGCATCAATGTCGACTGTCTGCAGTGGAGTTGACAAGGCTCTGATTTTATCCATCACAACCTTCGATGCAGTCCCATTGTCATATATGTAGTCTGCCTCTATGACTCTGGGTCGTCGACCGTACCTGTTTTGTGATTGTTTTGCCAGGTTTGATTGTACTGTCTTTGTTTGTGACATTGCCTGGTCGTGACCTCGTTTTGCATACTTCAATGATATGTCGTTTGCCAGGTCTGCAGTGTTGCGTAAAGTTTGAACGGGTGATGACTGTTGACATTGTTTATCGTCTCCGACTTCTATACTGTACACCGATGCAACATGTGTCAATGCCCATAGTTCTGTGATGATAGGCCTGATACCATTTGAACCCATCTGCATTGTCACAGGCAAATATGGCAAAATAGACCCATTCAACCATTCGAAGGCAGTCACTTCTGCATCGTTGATGTATCCTGCAAATGAATACTGGTTCAATAAAACAGACAGGTTTGCCCACTCACCATCGTCTATACGTTGCCCTGAACGATGCAAGGCCCATCGACAGATGTCACCACCCCGTGTCAAATCACCATCACCATATGTATTGATGTACCCACCTGCATTCAAACGTATCCACCATTCACGACTATCACCTGATGTTGATGTACCAGGCATTGCAACATTGTCAGATGGTACAAGTTCGATGTATGAATACACATTGCCTTTACCATCATCATCAATCAGTATCGACTTTGTTGCAGTGTTAAAACTATCGTCTTGAATGGTTGCAGTTGTCGACTCGACTCTGTGGCCTGCAATCATCATTCGTGCATTATGACTGTCATATTTTTTGATGCAATATGCAGGCAGTGTATAGATGTTCGGTGATGATGCAGCTGCACCAAATACAACAGGGTACGGTTTGCCTGTTGCAGTATCTGCATCAGGATTTGCAAATCTGTTGTCTATAATCAATGACTCATCAAGTAACAGATTTTCACTTGTGTATGGTTGTGACTCAATACTGAAGGCAACAAAGTTGTCAATGTCTGATGGGTCACCGTACACAGGTTCTTGTATTTGACCTGTGTACAACACAACTCGTTTTTCATATGTATTGATGCACTGTCCATTCTTTATCAACACATAAAAGAATTCTGCAGTGACACCCTCCAAAATCTGACCCTCTGACATTACCTTCAATACATCAATGTCTTGAAATACAATACCCATTGATACAATGTTTGCCTCGACATCGACTGCAAGTACATCGGCACTGTCCACATAGTCAAAATCTCGTATGGTTGGCAGATACTCCAGGACTCCATCAGATGAAGGTATGACAACATGATTTGTCGAATACCGATGCAACTTGCCTGCATATTCGAAGTCGACACAGAATACAATCTGTGCACCCATCAAGTCAGTCGAAGTATAGGTACGCATCATCTAACCTCACGCAGAATGATAGTTGCAATCCTAAATACTTCACCTTCATTGTCTGCCAATAATTCGTCTCCAATGACGTGGTCTATTTGCATAGATGTACCCAGGGTACACAAAACATGTTCATGGTATCTGTTGAATAGATGAGACCCACCGAACAAAGTTGTGATTGATGGAAGGTACACGACTGCATCTGCAGACCCATCGAGATAGTCAACAAGGCCCATCATTGTACTGGGTGCAGAACCTTTGACTGCAATAGGTGATGTACTGTACAGTTCATAATGATCTGGGTCTGCAGGGGATGCATTCAATGATGAAGTATCAACCCCGTCTGTCCAGGACACACGTACCAGTCGACCACCATTGCCTTGTCTTTGTGAATACAAAGTACCGTTCGGTGCTTCAGAGTCGATGACGTTTGCACTGAACTCCACTGTACGACCTCTACCATACTGGGGTGACGTGATAACAACATGACCCATCACCATTGTGCCTATCTCAAAATAACCCTCTGCAGTCTTGTCTGTACTGATTTTGATACGGAGTCCTGCAAACTCGTTTTCATTGATGATGACTGTACAGGCATCCGGTATCAGATGTGCAGTGCCTGTTGTGGGGTCGGTTGCCTTGACACCTTGCAAATGGAGGTATGCACGTTTTGATGATGTCGATGCAAATACACCATCACCTGATGACAGTACACGTCTGACAACGACATTGCCTGCACCGTCATCCAGTCTGACAGACCATCCTCTGCACTCGTTCAAATGCAAATAAATGTTTGATGCATCTGTACATGTGACAGCTGCACCCTGTCGACTGAAGGTGAATGCACCACCTGATAAACCACCTCCGACTGTATTTGTAATACCATCGACGACTGACCACGACCCACCACTGTATTTTTCAATGACAAACTCTTTGAAGTTGATGCCAGTCAAATGTATACCAGTTGCCTGTGACATGGTATGGGTGTCTGCAGTACCTTGCAATGTTGTATCTAGCATCCAGGCAACGGTTTGTGTCGGTACTTGATTAACATCTGGGTCTGCAACACTGTCTGTTCTCCATCCGACTTGAGGTGATGGTGATACTGTGTGCAATGTTCGTTGTACAGGTGAACCATACTGTGGTTCAATGGTGTATGTATCCAGTTCACGGGCCGGCCCTGATGATGTACTGATTTGTAAACCGTCTTTGATTGTCGTATAAAAACCACGACCTGCATACTGTCGTGCATTCAAATCATTGGGTGACCATCTCAACCCGTTTGCAGTACCTGTACCATAAGAGAAAAAATGATAGTCTGCATTCCTTGATGATGTACCGTCAGGTATACCCCAGTATATTTGTTGTACTGTGGATACATCGAGTGTCAAAACACCACTTATTTGCAAATACTGACGGGGTGAACCGGCATCTGCATAATATACATAAACCTGGCCTGTTTTATTGTCGACGTGTGCAAGCAGCTGAACACCTGAAGGTAAAGACAAACCAGTTGCAGAACCTATCAATGATGATGCATGTTTGTCGTACACATACACTGCATCACTATTCACAACCACCTCAACCCAGTATGTAGATGTCGATGATGTTTGTTGTATCCGTGCACCGATGGCAACACCTGCAGATGTTGACCCTCCAGTGACATTTGATATACGTGTATGAAGTCTGACACCGTTCGTTTTGTCTGCAGGCACGACATAGTATTTTATCGTATTTGTACCGACGACATTCAATGTGATGTGATCACCACCTAGGGCCTCCGTCACTGTACCGACTGCAGAACGTGTCCATACACTGTTTTGTGCAGGCAAATCAAACGGTATCCAGGTTTGTGTGTCGTATGCCCATTGATTGTCATTTGGATATGGTTGCAGACGTTGATACTGTTGTGTACTCCATCCTCCGAGGGTGACCATTGTCAGACTGTTGTCGTATGCGTTCGTGCCTATGTTGTTATAGTTTGTGAACAACATCTGTTCACCCTGCCCTGCAACTCCGACAATGTTTTGTATACCACCACCTGCAAATGTTGGATTGACAAACGATGATACCCGTGTTGCATTAAAATTTAACTCATCGCCCCATCTTAACCACTTACTGGCATAATCTTCGACACTGATACCTGCCAAATCTGAATATGCACCCAATAAAAGATTCTTGTTTACGTTGCAGGCATACAAGTACAAACGACCGTCTGTGTCTTTGTAAAATGTAATGTCTCCATCTTCAAGTCGGTTTGCACTTCCCACTGCAAGGTTTGCACTCAATGTATCTGCAGGTATTGTACCCAGTGTTGCAAATACTGATGTCGATGCGTCCTGGAGGCGTGTAAAGGATATAGAGTCTGTTGATGATATGTATGCAATGATGAATACACCGTTGTGTTCGACAACATGAGGCAAATAAAAGTGTGATGCATCAGCTGGTTCAGACTCATCGACAAATGTATATTCTAGACCTTCATTTGTTGAATAGTATTGTTTGACTATCGACCCATAGGTCAAACTCGTATCATGTGCATACAATGCAACTAACAACATGACTTGATGGTTGTTTGCAGATAGTGTCAATGGTTGAAGTTTGAAACCTGTTGCACCACTACCATATGCACCTGCAATGTCGATGTCACTGGGTAGTGCACGACTAGATACCATCGACCACGTTTGCCCATCGTCTTTTGATCTCCACACTGCGACGTTTGCCACATCTGCAACACCATCGACAACCCATACTGCACACAAAACAGAACCATCTGGCATCTCACACAGTGCAGGATATGTACGGTTGCCATTCAAGTCTGTAATTAAAGAGTCGTCAATAAATGCAGTCGTTATTGAACCATCAACTGCAATACGTGCCACCCGTGCGTTTACCTCTAGAGTCGTCACATTTTCATATGAAACCAGTACAGAACCTGTCGACAAACGGACTGCATCACGTGCAGTATTTTCATTTGTTGTAGTGGCAACCAGGTTTCGAACGTCTAGTATTTTATTCGGTGTCTCCAGTCCGTAGTCTCTGTTATCCCCTTCATATTTCCATATGAAACCTGCATTGTCTGTAACGTGGCCACCTCTGAAGGTTGTAACCTCGACAGTCTGTGTCTGTGTACCCTTTGTAATTATTGATAAGTCTGTACCCTCTGACGGTGCAGGGACTCCTGACAAATCACCATTCTGTGTCACTGTCGACTGGGTGGCCCAGTAGTGACTCGATGTAAGTTTGAAAGGTGCGATAAAACCACGTATTTTTGACGGTGTAATGTTACTCATGTCTAATATGCTCCTGAACCGACACGTCTAGATGTACGTCGTGCACTGGCTCTGTTATATCGTTCATGATGTTTGAATGGTTGTATGACAACAACATTCTGTGCACCTTGACCACTTTGTAAACGTCTGACACCCTCTGCACCACCTAGTTCTCTGACTGTTGTTCTGTCCAGGACTGCCTCACCATTCAATAGATTTGCATTCACCTGGTCAGGTGCATTGTCAGTCGATGAACCGACCATACCACCGACATCAAACTTTGGTGGTGGTTGTGCCATCACCGAGGCGACTTGTAAACCACCTGTGGCAGTTATTGCACCGATGGCAATACCCCGTGCGATAGGTGGCAGAGTCAAGGCCTGTGCAATAGCCTTTGCAGTACTGAAAGCAATATCAGACAATGCAGATGCCTGATTGATTTTGTACTCTTTCATTTTTGCATCTTGCAGACTGTCCTGCAGTTTATTCTCTATGTATTCACGACTCTGTGCATGTTGTTCTGATGAAATCAAACCGTCCTGCAATAGTTTGTCATTGATGGCATATTGTTTTTGTGCAGTATCTTCGAACTGTGCCATTGCACGTTCATTGAATGCAGTTAACGTGTCTGTCAATGCACCAAATACATCAATCATACCTGCAGAGGCAGACAATATTGCATCCTTTTGCGTTTGTTCCATCTCATCATAAAAGGTCAACAGTTCCTGTCGTTCTAAATCTGCATTCTGTGCAATGGCAAAATCTAGACGCATCTGTTCTGTTTTCAGGTCGTTGATTTTTTCTTGTACCTGTGCAGACTGTTCACCACCTTGTATCTGAAACTGTATTTGATCTTCTATCAGACTGCGTTGAAACTCTAGCTGGTCACCCAGTTCTTTGATGCGTTCGACCTCTGACTGGTCAAATAGTTGCAGGCCACGTGCACCGACTTGATTTAACAAATCTTCAACAGTCGACTGTGTATCTGACATGTAGTCATCCAGTTCTGCCATCTGTGCATTCACTTGTTTTGTAGCCTGGGCAACCTTTTGCATACTTTGTTGTGTACGTTCAGTCTGTTCTGCAGTCTTTTGCATCGTTGCAGATGCCTTTGATTTTGCATTTAGTTCATTGAACTTGTCGACCTCTGCAGATGCACGACCAAACATGCCGGCAACATTCATCACTGCAGTCTCGTTTTCGTTCATGACATCCTGCATCAATACACCGGCACGTTCAAAGTCACCATTCATCAACAAAATAGATGCCTCGACTATTGCAAACATGTTTTCAAAACTCTGACCCAAAACACCTACGACATCACTGGTGATTGAACCGAGGTATATCATGACTTTGGTTGCGCCTTCGATACCGTTGTTAAGTCCATTTTTACCTGCAACAGACTCTATCACTCTTTGCATCACACCATCTGAAACCAGACCAAAATTTGCCATCTCTCTTTGAAAGTTTGCCATACTTCCTATTGCATCGTCGTTGATGGATACACCGAATTCTGTTGCAAGTTGTGTCATTGACTCCAGGTTGTCAAGTGCACCACTCTGTATCAATGCAGGCCCTGATGAACGTCCGAACAACTTCATTGCAAGTGCGTTTCGTTCTGTGGCATTCTCCATTGCACCCAGTGATTTGATGGAGTCATTAAAAACATCATCTGCCGACCGGAGTTCACCACTGGATGTTTTGACGTCGACACCTAGACGACTGAATGTGTCCGACAAATCTTTTGAACCTTTACTGGCATCTAACATCGACCCTTGAAACTTTATCAAACCACCCTCTAGATTTGCAAAACCCAAACCAGAACCCTCAGAAGCCAGTCGCAAACCTGCAAGGGTATCGACTGCTATACCTGTCTTTGTGGAGGCATCGACTAGTTCATTTGTAAGGTCTGCAACCTTTTGACCAAATGCCACAGTAGCACCTGCAGCTGCAACAAAACCAGCAGACACCATTGCAAACGACTTGCCGACTTTCTTCATCTTTTGAGATACACTTTTTGACGTGCGTTCTGCAGAACCCTCCAGTTTTTTAAAGTTTTTAGCGAGGTCTGCCACTGCCGTTTTTGTCCGTGCATCTGTGATGCCTGGTATCTTCTTCAGTGCCTTCTCTAGATTTTGAGTCGATGCACTGTAGTTGATTGATACTGATTTATTTACGTCTGCCATCTGCCACCTCTAACAATATACACCATATCATAATGCACACAATGCATGTAAACATCATCCAACAATACAGTCTATCATACAGACCTGTGACAATCTCTGACAGTCGTTGTCTCATTTTATCCTCTTTATCGTTTCAGATGCAATCTGTTCTGCAACCTTTTGTGCACCTTTACGTGCAGGTGTCCACAAAACAACATCTGCAAGTCGTTTGCCTTCACGTAGGTTTGATGTCGAGTCACGACCGACCTTGATTGCCCAGGCATAGGGTGCAGTGTTTTCAACAAATGCCTCTATGGTGTACGGTGGAATAATACGAAGGCCGATAGAGTGTTTGAACTTCGACCCTTTACTGTCTCCGTACTTCGGTTGTCTTATCAACCATTGTTTTTCAGACTGTTGTGCAAGTTTTTCAGTGACATCCTCTAGTACCTTTATCACTGAAGGTTCTGCAGATTTTAACGTGGCCATAATCAAATCACGTTGTGTACTGTCCATCTCAATGGATGCACGACCCTTTCCATATCTGATTGTTCTAGCCATCTGAACGTCTCCAGTTCTTTACTCGTTTCATTTTTGCCTGTTGATTTTTTGCCTCTGCATCCTTCTTTGTTTCATGTGACATGACATAATCAACATACAAACGTGCCTGCAAATCTGTATTCAGTGTACTATACCATTCAGGGTCTCGACCCCAGTACCGACTGATGGCAAATGCCTGTCGTTCTAGTTGTCCAGATTTGGAGGTTCTGTAAAATTTTCGGTTTCACTGACCTCTTTTGCACTCGGCAGTGCAGCTGCCATCAATGCAATGCACTGCATTCCACATTCTAGAATTTGGTTCACAGGTACATCTGCACCCAGTAAAGTATCCAGGCATCGACTGCCATAGTCTGACACGTTGACAATGTGTCGTGTTTTTGGCAGACGTGCATCCTGTGCACAGATACAGATTGCCATTGCACAGAGTCGACCCATTGATGACCTCGACTGGTCGTCAGACCACATCGAGACCAAATCAAAACAGGTCGACAGTGCAGGTTTTGTACATTGCAATGTACCAAATGTGTCTACTTTTATTTCCATTTCATGACTCCCTTATGACATGATGGTTGATGTTAGGTCTGTGCGTATGTTACACCGGCATAACATTCACCTGATACCTCGATGGTGTTACCATCTGCAGACTCTGACAAACTAGATACCTCTAGATAACATTTTGCATAGGTTGCAGTGTATACTTTTCCTGAACCGACTGCACTTGTGTCTGTCTCAAATACGACAGTTTGTAAAAACTGTTCAAACCCATCACCACCAGTTGATGTCAATGGTGCACCACTGTGAATTCCACGGTTATACAAACGATCCATCAAGTTATCTGCAGTTGTATCTGTCAATGAACGCATGTGTACACTGAAAGAAAAAGACAAAACAGGGGAGTCACCCTCACGAAGGCCAACAATAGCACCTCTATCACGGATGACAACACGGTCTGCACCTGGTTCTGATGCACTGAAATCACCTACTTCAAATATAACCTCGTACGATGATGCACTGTTGTCTGTGATTGTAATTTTACCGTCGCGTCGTGTTGCGACTACTGAACTATCTGCCATGAGTGGCCTCCTATTCTAAATAAAGATAATGTAAAACGTTGAATGATAGATTGATTGTACACCATTCACCACTGTCTGCCAGTTCGTTGTCAAGTCCTGTGAACCTGATTTGCAAATCACTGTGTAATGGTGTTGAACGGTTTGTAATGGTTTGAATGACCTGTTGTGCACTGTCCAGTGCATCGTCATATGAAATCAGCTGGTCTTTAGGTCGTATCCTGAAGGCATATCTAACAAATACCTCAGTCTCTGACATAACACCTGCAGAACGTCGTTGTCTGTCATCATCACGACTATTGACACCACGGATACCCACACTGAACCTTTGATGTGCAATGGTATTCGGTGAACGTCCATACCCGTCGTATGGGTTGCGACTTTGATCAAAACCTGTCAAGGTATCAATCTGTGTTGCAAACCGTTGTCTGATTGTAGACAATGACACTGCAGACATCTAATACCTCCGATACCATATGGGTGGTGCAGCTGTATAGATGACTCCGACTGCAGAACGTCGTTTTGTTTCATCGTCTGCACGTCCGTCCTGGTTCAAGTCGTATGTAAACTTCAGACGTTTAAAATCAAACTCGAACTGTTTGCGATGTTCACGGGCTAGGTCTAAATATCGACCTTCACCGAGTCCTGAACTATCCATATCTTTAAAAATCAGATAGAACGTCAACCCTTTATGACAAGCACGTAAAGACTGGGGTGACATAATCAAGTATTCAATGTTGCCCTGGTCTCTGACTCGTTGAATAAGCTGCACCCAGGCCTCATCAATATATGTCTGATAAGTCGACCCTAAACTAGACGGTCGAATGTTTGCAAGGTCACTGTATTCTGCCTCTAGGTCGAGGTCAGAGATAACAGGATACAAGGCAGACAATGCAATGGCACACGGTTTTTTGAACGTATGTACGACACTGTCTATTGTGAGTTCCCAAAACTGCATGTACCCATCAGACAAACGAAGGGTATCAGGCAGTTCACTGGGTGCAATAGTGTACGTGGCAACATTTGCAACAATAGAGACTGCAGTACGTGCGATGACATCATTGCCATCTGGGTCTGCAAGTCTTAAAAATGCAGAGGTAGGTGATACCAGTGCATTGTCTCTATAGATTGGAAGGTCTATAGAACAACCACGTGCACGTTCAAGTACCTCATGTATTCTTATTCTAGGGCTGTAAAGTCGTTGTGTTGACACGTGTCACCTTATAGATTGTTGACATTTAAAACTAAAGTCCACACACTGTTATCACTGACAAGTAATGCAACTTCACCAGGTGACAACACGACAAGACTTGTTGCAGTCTGATTTTGTACATCAAGGTTATTTGTGAGACCATTATTTTTTATAAAGTACATCCGGCCGTCTTTTTCTAATGGAAGAATAATGTTTTCATCACTACCACCACAGTCAATGATTTGAAAAAGACTATCTTTATCAGTCAATGTCAGACCGTCACTGATGGTTTTTACTTCAATACCACCAGCTAATAAAATAGGTCGTGGGATTTTGAAAAATGGTTTACCGTTATATGCCATGTGTCACCTCTCTATATGAATTATTTGTTGTTCTTTGTGTCAATGCGTTGTGCACGTTTGACGACTTCTGCACGGACTTGTTCACGTGAGACCTGTCGACCCTGTTCACGTTGTTCTGTGTACAGACGTTGTGCAACCCGTTCGACTTGTTCTTTATTCGGCATCTGTGCCACCTTTGCGTTTGCGCTTTGACTTTGTTTGTTGTGGTGCATGAATGCTATCGTATGCACCCTGCATATTCTTTTTAAGGTCGTATAGTTCGTCAATCTCTTTTTTGACTTCAGGTACGTGTTGAAACTTCAAACGTCTGTCAATCTTTCTATCGACCATATTGATTTTTGACTGCACAACTTCAATCTCAGGTGCATCTATAATGTTTTCTTCAATCAGTGCCAGTCTCCAGGCATTGTATGACTCTGTGTCTGTGTTCCAGAATGTTTTGTTACCAATAGTCTTTGGTATATCCCATCTCATCCGGTAGTGATACCCACCGTACTTTGTTTCATATCGTGCGATGTATCCATACTCTCTATCAATGACAGTCTGTCCTGCATCCATCAAACGCATCCGTGCAACAGTGGAGTCAGGGCCTTGTGGAGTTTCTTCTATACCATTGACACCGGCAATCTCATGCAGTTGACCAAATAGTGGCAACCATTCCCAACTGTCATTCATTTTGACTAGTTCCCATGAAAACGGATGATGCAACAAATAAAATGGTGCATTCGGCATCAGTGCAAGTTTAGGTGCAGATGATGCAGATCGTTTGCCTGTCCAGGTGGCCGGTGTAAAAGTTTGAGTATTCATAATTATTTTCCCTTTGTATGAATGTTTGAATGTTTTAATGTTTTAAAGACTACACACCATGACCCCGGAGGGTCATGGGTGCAGGGTACAAAGGGATTAAAACCGATGCACCCATGAAAACCTTTTAGGCATCAGTCACGATTTTGACAATGCGTTTATCTTCTGCAATGCTAGCACCACAGTACAAGTGTCCCATAACCTCAGTAAGTCCGGCACTCTCGTCTCTTTGGAAGGCCACGACAACAGGTGTACCTGCAGGTCTAATCTCAACACCTGCACCTGCAAGTGGTCGAGGTGTTCCGACTGCGTATGCAACTCCACCACGTGACATCATTGCACCGATTTTATTACCAGTGGCCTCTGTTACGTATGCAGATTTGAAGATGTCAACACCACCAAAACGACCGGCAAAACCTTGTCCTTTGATAGATAACATGTCTTCAGTTGCAGGACTGAATGCAAGTGCATTGTTAGACTCTGAACGAAGGCTATCACGCAAATCTGACAACTGTTGTGGATGAAGTATACAATAGAACTCACCATTGTTTGACTCTGACTCTAGTTGAAACATTGCATCATAGAAATCATCAACAGACATATCGACACCTGAAGTACCTACACTGTTAGTTGCACTGGCAAATGTTGCAGTGATGATTTGATTAATACGAGCCTCTGCAGACATTGCCATTTTTTGGGCAATACTGAACGGGTCGATGTCTAAACCGAGTCCTGTCATGGATGCAAGGTCTGTGATGTCATAACGTAGTGCAGAACGTCCAACAGTCACGTCAACAGTTGACGGTGTGATGGCAGTTGCAGTCACATCTGCACCATCGACTGCAGTTGCAAAAGGTCTTTCAGCACCCCAGTCTGCAAAACGCAAACGCATGGATTTTGATCCGACGCCTGCAACGTCTCCGGCAAACAACAATGCACCTGTGTTACGGATTGATGCCATATCAGCGAGTACGGCACGCACTTCATTTTCCACCATTGCAGCGAGGCGAAGGTTGCCCAAATCAGCATATGTAGTCATAATAAACTCTCTTAAATTTTGTGTTGAATATATGTGTGTACGGACTTTTGCACTGTTACGGTTGTGAACCTATCCGATGGTTTGACCATCTCCCGACATCAAGTCATGTAGTCTGTGTGTATTCTATCGCATAATGTGTTAACATTTGCTAGAATGACAGTATCTGACATTCACAGATAATCAAATACAACAAAGGGACTATCATGGCAACCATCGACCTATCTGATACAAACGCATACCCACGTATCAAACGTGTATCCATCACTGCAGCTGCACAACAAATCACACTACCACGTGACTGCACAAAAATCACATTCGGTTCACCCTCTGCACTGTACTGGGCAAACGAAGGTGCAGACGGGGATGCCTTCGATGTCGATATAACAGATTATTCATTTGTACCTGCAAACAATCTATTGACCATCAATATGGAAGTCGGTAGACAGTCAAACCGTGTTCTGTTGATAGGTACACAGTCAGGTACAGGCAATCTATCAATCATCGTTGAAAAAGACAGATAACACTAAAAAAAAGACACCTGGCCTATGGGGATATAGTCCAGGTGTCAAGGTGTGAATGTATAAAGTTTAGATACTGACTGCGATGTCGATACCTGTCAAACTTTGTACAGATTTTACAGTGACCTGTGTTGTACTTGTATATACAATCTCAAGGTCGATGTGATTGCCTGAACCATCCATTGCAGATACGTGTACAAGTCGTTCACCTAAACTATGAGTCAACACTAGACCTGTGTTTGCAGTCAATGACTGATTGAAGAAACCTTTACGCAAACTAGACAACATCAATGCAATGTCACCTGATGACTGATTGAAAGTCAACAAGTTACCTGCAGCTGGGTCGGCTTGTACTGCACCACGTGCACGTGCATC